ATATACTTAACGAGTATTGAAGTCAACTATGGAGGATTTTTTATATGGGAAGAATCAACTGATGACTATAGAATCTATGTACCCGAGTTCAACTCTATGGTAATCAATAAAGAACAGAAGCGTCACATGGTAGTTCCTGTAAGTTTAGATTCAAAGATAAAGCGGTACACTATACAGATATTTGCTGCAAAATCTTAAAGTTTATTTTTATTATGAAAGGTGAAAAGATGGAAGACAAAAAAAGTTCAAGTACTCTCGCAACAATCACTACTGTTTTTATGGTATCAACAGCTGCGTTAGCATACGTTTCTTTTGAGCTGTTTTTTAATCAGTATCAGGTAAGTAAGTCAAACTTCATCTGTACAAAGATCGAGCAGGTTGGAAAAAACTTAGATGACGTTCGTTGTGTTCAGTACACGTCATCAAAGTACTCAAAGGAAGCTATTTCACTTAACAGCGCATCATCATTTTACGATTCACTCGCTAAAAAGTGAACTATATTCTCGTCCTCATCCTCATGACGTCTAGAGGACCAGAGCTCGCCGTTGGAGGAGAGTTCAAGACAATGGCTGAATGTTTTGAGCGTCGTGAGGAACTAGTCCAGTTTATGGGTCGACCTATAGTCAACTATCAAGCAGTTTGTATAATTGAGAAAGATAAGAGATGATATGGGATACTTTGTGATTATAAATAACTCCAAGAAAAAAAAGCAGGCAAAGAAGCCTGGATGGAGAGAGGCTGAGGCTGAATACGAAAAGTGGCTTGTAAAGCACGGAATCGATAAGACTCAGAGAAAGAAAAAACACTCGCCAGAAACGTACGTCCCGCCTCCGCGCCCATACGTACGAGAAACAGTTCATTATCCTAGTCGAGATTCTTTTTTAGGAAATGCAACAAAAGCGAAAACATCACAGTACACTGGCGACTACTTTGTAGGCATAGCGACTATGCATAAGTCTAATCTCGTTCCTGTTGGAAAAGATCAAGACGCTAGAGACTATGCTACAATGAGGAGAAACTAGCACATGTTAACTTCAGCGGCAATATCTGCATTGATCATTGCAAACGGCGCAATCGTACCACGATTACCAGAGAAAGAACTGAACTGCTTAGCACAAAACATATATCACGAAGCGAGAGGTGAGTCAGAGTACGGTCAGATGGCTGTGACTCATGTAGTAATGAATCGCGTAAGCTCAAAAGATTTTCCAAACACACCGTGTCAAGTTATCAAGCAGGCAAGATATAGAAACGGTCAAATTATAAGAAACGCGTGTCAGTTCTCTTGGTACTGCGACGGAGAGGTTGACGTTAATCCAAAGAATCCTACAAACAAAGAAGCTTGGGAAAAGTCTGTTCAAGTTGCAATCGACTCTTATCTCTTATACTACCTTGGAGTTGATATGAGTAAGGGTGCGATAAACTATCACGCAACATACGTTACACCTAAGTGGAGCAGAACAATGAAGAAGACGGCTCACATCGGTTATCACGTCTTTTATAGGAGGAAGGGTGATAAGAGCTATAATCAAAACTTGATGTCAACTAGAACTCTTGCTTTTCTTCAGATAGTTCACACTAAAAAAAATTAATCGCATGTAACAAAAACGTTTACATTTAACAAAAAGTATGTTATAATATACAAAATATGTTATTGGAGAAGTGAATGGCTAAACGTAAACCAGCAGCTCGTGTAAAGACCGGTCTAAGAGGCGCGCCGGTTGATTCTTTCAACGCAATGAAACACTACTTTCACGTAGATGTTGAAAAGAAAGAACGAGGTGAAGCGCTTAAGACTTATATCAAGTCAAACTACTCGAAGAAAGATGCAGCTCTGATCTTTCAAAATCCTGACTACGCATTTACGATGCACTCACACTTTTCAGCGGTAGCGTATTGGATAACGCTTAAGCTTGATGTAGACGATCAGGTTGAAAAGTATCGTGAAGGTCTTACAGAGTACATCAAAGAACTCATTGAAAAAGGTAAAGAGATCTCAGAGAGAAACGATGTTCCTGAGAATGTAATTCGGTTTAATCCGCATGACCGGTTGAACAGTAAGTTAAACGCCACGATATTCGAAGACCTATACAAGCTTGAAGAGGAATGGAGAACTGATGATGAAGCTACATTTGACATGTACTCTAACTTTAAGAATCATGTTCTTCCAACGTCTGCAGTCAGCATAGTTCTTCCATTTATTGAAGAGCTCATGATTGATTACCAAGACGCTTATGATAAGAAAGACGATCAGATCGTTGAGGGTTATAGCCACTTGACTCGAAAGCAGATCAAGCACAGACTTGATCAGTATAAAAAAATGATTGACGACTTGAATCGACTTAAAGTCATCGTTAAGACAACTCGAAAGCCAAGAGCTAAGAAGCCAAAGGCGATTGACAAGCAGATCGCTCGACTCCAGTACAAGCGAGAAGACAATGAGTTTAAACTTGCATCTGTCAATCCAGTAAAGATCATTGGTGCATCTAGGCTTTATATGTTTAACACTAAGACACGCGCTCTAACTGAACTCGTGTCTGAGTCGGTGAACGGATTTGAAATCTCTGGAACATCAATTAAGAACTTTAATCCAGATCTTAGCCGATCTGTAAAGCTGAGAAAGCCGGATGAGTTCTTAAAGATAGTCTTAGGTAAGACTCAAAAGAACATCAGCAGCGAGTGGTCAAAGCTCACGACAAAAACAACCGCCGCGAACGGTCGAGTCAACGCTGACACAATCTTATTAAAGGTATTCTAGTATGTCGCTTGAAGACAACTTTTTAAACAAACAAAAATTTTCTGTGCTAATCGAAGAGTCAGTCTTAAAATATAAGATCTCTTACATGGATGCTATCATTGGTGCCTGTGAAAAACACTATATCGATCTCGAAGACGTTCGTAAGTTCATTTCACCTGCAATCAAAGATAAGCTAGAGGCAGAGGCGAGAGAATTAAATTACTTGCCAAAGCTAAATAAACTTCCATTTGATGATATATAATATGTACATCATGGAAAAATTGTGGTATAATACTTCAGTAACACTTCAGTCATATAAAGGAAAATACGATGTCATTTGCAAATCTCAAGCGCAATCGCGATCAAATCAACAAGCTCGTTCAGGCAGCCGAAAAAGTTGGTGGTGGACAAGCTGAACAGAAATCTTACGTAGACGATCGTTTCTGGAAGCCAGTTGTCGATAAGGCCGGTAACGGCTATGCAGTTATTCGGTTCCTTCCTGCTCCTGCAAACGAAGACCTTCCCTGGGTTCGATACTGGGATCACGGCTTTAAAGGTCCTACCGGTCTCTGGTATATCGAGAACAGCTTAACCTCTATCGGTCAGCAAGACCCGGTTGGTGAGTTAAACACTCGCCTGTGGAACAGCGGAATTGAGTCAGACAAAGAGATTGCTCGAGCTCAGAAGCGTAGGCTTCACTATGTAGCAAACATCTATGTCGTAAGCGACTCAGGAAATCCCGAAAACGAAGGTAAGGTGTTTCTCTTCAAGTTCGGTAAGAAGATCTTTGACAAGATCATGGATGTCATGCAGCCAGCGTTTCAAGATGAAACTCCAGTCAATCCTTTTGACTTTTGGGAAGGAGCTGACTTTAAGCTCAAGATTCGAAACGTAGAAGGCTATCGCAACTACGACAAGTCTGAGTTCTCTACTCCAGCTCCACTATCAGAAGATGACTCTAAGCTAGAGGCGATCTATGAAAAGCAGTACTCTCTTCAAGAGTTCGTTGATCCGACTAACTATAAGTCATACGCAGAGCTTAAAGCTAAGCTGATGCGAGTTCTTGGTCAAGAGGTCGAAGGTGGTGCACCCACGCTGAGACAAGAGTCTCAGATGAACGATCCAGTCGACGCTCCTCGTCAGCCAGTCATGGCCGAAGAGATAGAAGACGATGACGATACGATGAGCTACTTTGCTAAGTTAGCCAAAGACGATTAAGAAACACTTCTCTAACAGTAGAACACGGCCGCTTCATGCGGCCGTTGTCTTTTCTAAGACTGACACAGATGGGCCCGAGTGCCTCTCGATCATTTTAGCCATAGGATACCATTAGCTAACAGACGCGAGAGGCACGTGCAGCCTCTCGTGAATCAATCTTCCTAGTAAGATGTTCCTCTTGATAGGAAGAAAGGATCTGCTCGATCAAACGGAACGATGGCAGGCATCAGCAGCCCCTGAGAGTTGTTTGATACGTTGGTGATACTCTGTGATGATCCGCCTTGAACAATCACTACCTGCTTGCCTGAACTCGCTGCGTTTTGAGCTGCAAGAGAAGCAACGGCTGGCGCAGTCTGTGGAGGTTGTTTTGTCATCACTGGCTGCTGAGCCGCTTGACTTCCGACTACGGTAGGAACTGGACCAACTGGCTGAGGTGTACTGCTTCCACTCGCAGGACCCGTCTTTCCCTTATCGCCGTTTAACAGATCATCGATCCAGCCAAAGCCGAACGGCATTCCGTTTGCTTTCTGACCAGTTGCCCACTGCGCAATTGAAGTTCCTAAGCTGTCACCCAACAGGCCACCAAGAGCAGCTCCGCCTAATCCAGTGACGAGTGCTGCCGGTCCACCCGCTGCACCAAGAAGTCCTCCAAGTATACCACCTGCTTTCCAACCAAGAGCACCACCAATGATGCTTCCTGCAAGTGGTGCTATCTTGTCTGGACCTGCACCAGTTGCCAGTGCAGTCAAGAGAGGTGCAACGGCTAGAGCCTTTCCAAGTCCAGGAACACTCTTTAAAAAATCTAACACTTTAAAGAGTTTAGGGAATCTTTGCATGGCCTTTGATAGGCCACCACTCGCTTCTGGTGCCTTGACAAACTTTCCAGTCTCTGTGTTTCGATATCTGTTAGAAGCTGAATCAAAGACAACGTTTGACGGTAGAGTTGGTTTGACTTCAGGTTTTAAAGACGGTGCCGCTGAAGTGACGGCAGCTGCTGCTGTTGCAGCTCCGGCAGCAACCGCTGCGCCTCCAAGCTTTGCGGCCTTTCCGGCAAAATCGGCAAGTAGGCCAACTCCGGACTTGACTAGATTCGCTAAGATTGTTCGAGTCTTACCAAACATTAAAAACAATGTTCCGAGAAGAGTACCTATTCCAGCGATGTTATCGAAGGCTCCACCGATGTCTCCTTCAGTGAGTTTAACGAGACCAGTGAAGCCTTCTCTGATCTTTTGCGTAAACGCAGAGAAAACATCACTCCAGTTTTCAAAGTCAAACACGACCTTTAGTAGGTCTTCGGCCGTGCTCACAAGTCCCTGAAAGATCTTAGAGTTTGTGATGTTATCAAATATCTTTACGATAGAGTCGATGTTTTCGATGATAACGTATGCAGCTAGCATGAAAGGAGCTGT